TATTAAAAATGATAGCAAGCGAAAGAAGCGCAGTCAAAGATATTAATTAATGGAAAATAAAAATTCTTACAATGGTAACCAGTCGCTAAAACAGATTGGTTATGAGATTCAGTACACCCAAGAAAATGTAAGAGAAATCCTCGCTTGCAAGGATGATCCTTTATATTTTATAAAAACATATTGTAAAATTATTTCGCTGGATAGTGAACTCTTAATTCCATTTGAGCTATATCCATACCAAGAAAGATTTATTACTGCCATGAATGATAATAGGCGCATTATTTCAATGCAGCCTCGGCAGTCTGGTAAATCTCAAACTGTAGCAGCATACATCCTTTGGTATACTCTATTCAATAATAATAAATCAGTAGCTATTTTGGCGAACAAATCTGCTGCTGCCAGAGAGATCTTGTTTCGTTATCAATTAATGTATGAGAATCTTCCTCTTTGGATGCAGCAAGGTATTAAAACATGGAACAAAGGTGACGTTGAATTAGAAAATGGATCTAAAATCTTAACTGCCGCCACATCAAGTTCTGGTATTCGGGGTAAATCCGTAAACTTGCTATATGTGGACGAGGTTGCAATTGTAGCAAATAATATTGCCGATGAGTTTTTCACATCCGTTTATCCGGTGGTTTCTGCTGGTAACACCACTAAAATTATTCTGACTTCTACACCATTAGGCTACAACCATTTTTGGAAATTTTGGAATGAGGCAGAACAAGGAATCAATGGGTTCTGTCCAGTTCGTGTTGATTATTGGGAACATCCAAACCGCGATGCTAAATGGGCAGAAGAACAAAAGGCATTGTTAGGTGAAGTAAAATTCAACCAAGAAGTAATGAATGCTTTCTTGGGATCAAGTTATACACTCTTGTCCGGGGAAGTAATTGCTAGATTGTCTGCCAAACCATTTATTCATTCCAAAGATGGTCTAGACATTATTGAAGAACCGTTGGCAAAACACGCATACTTTATTACCGTTGATACCTCAAGAGGTGTAGGTGGCGACTACTCTGCGTTTACCGTTGTAGATACTACAGAATTTCCTTACAAAGTAGTTGCTAAATATAGAGACAACAAGATAAGTCCATTACTATATCCGACTATCATTCACAAGATAGCCTCTGATTATAATAAAGCGTTAGTATTAATTGAGATCAATGATATTGGTCAACAGGTAGCAGATATTTTACATCACGATCTAGAATATGAAAATATTATGTGGGTTGGTCATGATGCAAAATCGGGTCAGTATTTATCTTCCTCTGGAAGATCGTCGATAAGAGGTGTTCGTACTACAAAACAAGTAAAAAGAATTGGATGTGCAACTTTAAAATCTTTAATAGAATCTAATAAATTATTAATTTTTGATTCTGATATTATTTTTGAATTTTCAACTTTCGTAGAAAAAAATGGAAGTTATGAGGCAGACGAAGGGTATCACGATGATTTGGTGATGCCATTGGTGTTATTTGCATGGGCAACTAATGATCTTTTGTTTAAAGACATGACAAATGCCAATAATAGGCAAGCGTTGTATAGTTCCCAAATCAAGCAAATTGAGGAAGAAATGACACCTTTTGGTTTTATTGTGGATGGGCAAAATCAAGAGGATGCTTTTGTGGTTGAGGATGGTGATCTATGGTTGAGTGATAAATATCAGGGGGATCTGGCTAGGTTTATGAAAGAAGGGGCATTCTAATACGAAATCTGAATTTTCATAAATATAGATAAACATTTTATGTACATAAGGAGAACAGGATGGCTTTCCAGCTTTCACCCGGAGTTTCAGTAACTGAAAGAGATCTAACATCAGTAATTCCCGCAGTCGCAACTACTGCCGGTGCATTTTGCGGAGCCTTTCAATGGGGTCCAGCCTATGAAGTTGTTCCGATTGATTCGGAAAATACACTAGTAGACAGATTTGGTAAGCCAAACGACACTGTTTATAAATCATTTTTCACAGCAGCAAATTTCCTTTCTTATGGAAATAACCTACAAGTTGTAAGAGCTATTGGTGCTAATGCTACCAATGCTAAATCAAATGCGACTTCAACTGCCAACGTATTAATCACAAACCAAGATTCTTACCTTTACAATTATGTAAATGGTGAAATCTCAGCTAATGCCGGTCCATTCGTTGCAAAATATGTTGGAGAACTAGGTAATTCGTTAAAAATTTCGATGGCTGATGCTAACACCTATTCAACATGGGCATATAAAGACATTTTTGATTCTGCACCAAGCACATCAACATCAGTTTCTTCAGTCAGTGGTACATGGGATGAAATGCATATCATCGTTATTGATGAAGAGGGAGTATTTTCTGGTTCAGCCAATACCGTTTTGGAAAAATTCCCATTTGTTTCAAAAGCAAGAGATGCTAAAAACTTTGATGGTTCTTCTGCCTATTATAAAAATGTAATTAACGATCAATCAAAGTATTTGTGGTGGACTGGTCATCCAACAACAACTGGTAATGTAACAAGCTGGGGTTCTGCCGGTCAAGGTGTTAAATTCGGCAATTTAACATCAAATGTAACCATTTCGCTAACTGGTGGAGTTTCAAACGATTCACCAGTTGATGGAAACATTACTGCTGGTTTACAACTATTTTCCAACGATGAAAAATATGATATTTCACTGATTCCATTAGGTGAAGCATCAGCCACAGTTGTCGAATATGCTATTAATAGTGTTGCTGAAGTTAGAAGAGATTGTATTGTATTTGCATCACCAAGATTTGCAGATGTTGTTAACAATGCGAATTCCGAAGCTAGTTCATCAGTAACATTCAGAGATTCATTACCATCATCTTCATATGCGGTACTAGATTCTGGTTGGAAATATCAGTATGACCGTTACAATGATGGTTATCGTTGGATTCCATTGAATGGCGATACTGCTGGCCTAGCAGCTAGAACAGACTTCGTTGCTGATCCATGGTTCTCACCTGCTGGTTTCAATCGTGGTCAAATTAAGAATGTTGTAAAACTATCATTCTCACCAAGAAAATCAGAAAGAGACACCCTATACAAGAAGAGTATTAATCCTGTGGTGTCATTCCCCGGTCAAGGAGTGGTCCTATTTGGAGACAAAACTCTATTAGCAAAGCCATCCGCTTTTGATAGAATTAACGTGAGAAGATTGTTTATTGTTCTAGAAAAAGCGATTGCAACCGCATCTAAATATCAAATGTTTGAGTTTAATGATGCATTCACCAGAGCACAATTTAGAAGTCTAGTAGAACCATTCTTGAGAGATGTTCAAGGTCGCCGTGGTATTACAGATTTCAAATTAGTCTGCGATGAAACAAATAACACTGGAGAAGTTATTGATAGAAACGAATTTGTGGCTGACATTTTTGTCAAACCAGCAAAATCTATCAACTTCATTCAATTGAATTTCGTTGCCACAAGATCTGGAATTTCTTTTGAAGAACTAGGAGCCTAAAGGGGAAACAAATGGCAAGCACATCGTTTAATGTAGAAACATTCAAAGCAACTTTAACAAATGGTGGGGCTAGGCCAAACCAATTCTCGGTTTTCCTATCCTTTCCATCATATGTGTCTCTTGCTCCTACCGCAGTTGCAAGAGCACCTTTTCTAGTATCTGTATCTGAATTACCCGGATCAGTAGTTCCACCTGCAACTGTTTTATACAGAGGCAGGGCAGTTAACTTTGCTGGAGATAGAACATTTGCTCCATGGACAATTACTGTTCTAAATGATTCTGATTTTTCAATTCGTTCTGCTCTAGAGCAATGGATGAATGGTGTAGACAATCTTTCGCAAAAGTTTGGTTATCTACGTCCTTCTGAATATCAACGCGATTTAGCGATTTCTCAATTAGATCGCAATGGTAACATTTTAAAGTCATATACTTTAATCAATGCAATGCCAGTTGATGTTAGTCCTGTTGGAATGGATTTCGGTGCTAATGACGTAATCTCTACTTTTACATCAACCTTCGTATTCCAGCATTATGTTACTGTTGGTGGAAGTGCTCCTCAGAGTGATTGGAGAAACCAATTTAGCCCATTGGGTACAGTAGTAGCTTAATTTTTTAATATAGATATATAATGGCAATCAATATACTTGGATTTACAATTGGAAAGGAAGAAAAGCAATCGGTAGCAATAAAGAATCAATCCTTTATAGCTCCGGTTGCTGATGATGGCTCGACCACAGTTTCCGCAGGTGGATATTATGGAACTTTTGTTGATATTGATGCCACTGCAAAATCAGAAGCAGAAATTATTTCTCGATACAGAGATATTTCAAATCATCCAGACTGTGATAATGCAATTGAAGAAATCATCACAGATGCAATTGCTGCGATGGATAACGAAACACCCGTTTCTATTGACTTAGATGATGTTGATTTATCTCCCAAATTAAAAGCAATTATTAGTGCAGAATTTCAAGAAATTCTTACTTTATTAGATTTCAAAGATAAAGCACACGATATTTTTAGACGTTGGTACATTGATGGTAGAATTTACTATCAAAAAATTATTGATCCTACTAAAACAGAATTGGGTATTCAAGAATTAAGATTCATTGATCCTAAAAAAATTCGTAAAGTAAGAGAAATTAAAAAAGAAACCGGAAAGACCGGCGTTGAAGTCATCAAGAGCATTGATGAATTTTTCATTTACAATGAAAAAGGTCTTAGTTATGTAACTGGTGCGTCACCAGCAACAACTAATTCTGGTCTAAAGTTAGCACAAGATACTGTTGCCTTTTGTCATTCTGGTTTGATGGATTATGAAAGAAACATCATTGTTGGATATCTACACAAAGCAATTAAACCAGTCAACCAATTAAAAATGATGGCAGACTCATTGGTGATCTATAGATTATCAAGAGCACCAGAAAGAAGAATCTTCTACATTGATGTTGGCAATTTACCTAAAGTAAAAGCAGAACAATACATGAAAGATATTATGGCTAAGTACCGTAATAAGATTGTGTACGATTCTGCGACTGGTGAAATCAAAGACGATAGAAAGTTCATGACCATGCTGGAAGATTTCTGGTTGCCACGCCGAGAAGGTGGTAAGGGAACAGAAATCACAACATTGGCTGGTGGTGAAAACTTAGGACAAATTGCTGATATCGAATACTTTCAGAATAAAGTTTATCAGGCACTAAACATTCCAACATCACGATTCCAAAATCAAACTGGTTTTAATTTTGGTAGAGCAGCAGAAATTTCCAGAGATGAATTAAAATTTGCGAAATTTATTGGAAGACTCAGAAGAAAGTTCAGTGTCTTATTTGATGATTTGCTCAGAACACAATTACTACTCAAGAACATTGTTACTCAAGAAGATTGGGTTGTAATTAAAGAGCAAATAAACTACACATATGCTCAAGATCAGTACTTTCAAGAAATGAAAGAAGCTGAAAATACTAGAAACAGATTAGACCTATTGAATGCTGCTAATCCGTATGTGGGTGTTTACTTCAGTAAGAATTACATTCAAAAGAATATTCTTAGAATGACTCAAGAAGAAGTTGAGCAAATTGATCAGGATAATAAAGATATTCCTCCAGAGGAATTAATCTCTAAGGGTGTTGGTTCTTTGCAAGCCGCAGAGTTCAGCAAAGAATTGAGAAGTAGAAGATAAATATAAATATAGGAACTGATATGGATACAGAAACAATTAGATCATTTATTGATAATATAAATAGTGGTAACAACATTGATGCTAAACAAGAGTTTCATAAATTGATTGGCGACAAAGTGATGGATGTTTTAGCAGCAAGAAAACAAGAATTAGCAAGCACAATTTACTCAAGGGCATCAGATGAAGACGTTCCAGCAGTTTAATCAAGATTTACAAGAAAAAACTTTAACTCCTGCTGAGATGAAGAAGCGGGAGGAGATTGCAACTGCATTGAAGCGCGAACATCCCGATTGGCCTATGGCTAAAAAGATGGCTATTGCTACTGCCGCAGCTAAAAAAGCAGTTGAGTAATTACTAACAAAGAAGAGGAATAAATGGCAAATGCCTATATTTTAAAAAATACAAGACGGCAAGCTGCCGTTAAAATTACTGGCACTGGCACTGCTAACGTAAATCTTTGGGACGTTGCTTATTCCGATCAGACAGTAGTTCCTGCAAACGTAATTCTAGCAATCACAGATGTTTATTATGATGTTGCTAATAGTGCAAACATCAAACGAAACGCTAACCTAGTTCTTTCAGTCAATGCTGGAACACAGATGTGTGCCTTTGCACAATCTTTTGGCTATGCATTGGATGAACAAGCAAATGCTAACGTGCTTGTTAATTTAGGTGCAACAGAAGGAACTATGATTATCCAGTTCTCAAAGACTGCTGGATACAATGATCCTAATAGACAAAATCAAGGA